CGCCAGTGTATTGGCCCGATGGGTCATACTGAGCAAATGGCGTTCCCATACCGCCACCAGGCATCGTGGCGTAGTAGCCTTCAAGTGCATTGCCTTGCCCCGCACCGGCCTCACCACCAGACGAATCACCAAAATTACCTTGGTACGTTGTGCCCCCAATGTTGACAGAACCCCCACGCCCAGCTTTAGTAATCTGCGCCATTTGCTCTGGCGTTAGATTTTGCGGGGTCAGATTCGATTGTAGGTCAGTCCAAAAGCTCATAGTATTACTCCAGTAACAAGCAGTTATTGGCCGCTGCTTGCATTATTAACCAATTCGTGCCATCTGACACCAAAGTTGCCCAATTTCCGGGCACACCCAATAAAATATCCACCGCTGCTGCGCCGCCAATACGGGGCACAACATTGGCTGACGCAGACACCAACGTCTGCGTCTGGTAGTTCAAGAAAGTCACCGCACGCCCAGGCCAACTCGCCGCCGCAGGCAGCGTCACCGTGCAAGTTGACGTTGACTTGTTGTTGATCACCCAGTTCTCAGTCGCCGCAAGTGTGAAATCCGCTGTCTTTGTGACTGGTGCTGATGTGGCGCTGGACGCAATCGTCACCGCCCCCGCCCCGTTTGTCACCGTAATGCCTGCGCCAGCAGTCAAAGTTGACTTGGCTAGGGTATTGCCTGTAGTGTTGCCAATCAACAACTGCCCGTCCGTGTAACTGATCTGGCCCGTGCCGCCGTTGTTCACATCTAGCGTGCCAGCCAGCACCACAGCCCCTGTCGTGGGCGTAGCGGGTGTCAGGCCAGTAGCACCTGCGCTGAAGCTCGTAACGCCGCTGGAGGCGATTGTGATCGTTCCGGGGCCGTTGGTAATCGCTATTCCCGTGCCTGCGGTCAGATTGTTGACATCGTAGGCCGTCCCTGTGCCGATCAGCAGTTGGCCAGCCGCCGGTATGACATCCGTTCCAGTACCGCCGTTGATGATGGGGGTAATCCCTAGACCGCTACCTGTGATGGTGTAGAGGTTGTAGAAAAACCGATACCACGCCACCGACATTGTATTCGTGCGCTCATCAATGAGGGGCACACGAGGCGCAATGATCTGCGTGATGTTAGGCGTTGTTGCCATGCTCAAGCATTCGTTGGTGAGAGCAGCAGTTCAGCGCCCATCACGGCAAGTTTGACTGGATCAGTTCCCGAAATCTCATAGACCCTATCGCGCAACTTGAGCGTCATCCCCAAGCGCCGCCAGAAGACGCGCCGGTAATACTCGCCCAGCTTGCCCATGCTGGCCCAAGTTTCGTTGGACCATGTGTGACCGCCATCGTCTGACCAGCGCAGCATGACCTGCGGGTTGTAGCCGGGTGCGGCTGGGTAGCCAACAGTTGTCAGGTACAGACCATCTTCAGTGACCAGCTCTAGGCCAGCCTCAGTCTTTAACTCCTCTGGCTCATAGCCTGGGTAGAGGTTCAGACCCGTACCCGACTGGCAGTCCAATTGCAGGCTGTGGTGCGCTGTACGCTTTAAAGTGTTCTGACCCGTTGGCAGCGCACGCCATGAGCGCAGCCACTTTTGAATCTGGCCGTTGTCAGCGTAAGTGTCAAGGTCCAATGTGTAAATGTTGCCGTTCTGGTAATCGCCAACAATGGTGTTGCCGCCAAAGTTGCACTGGCAGTTGCTGCGGTGACGGGTAAATTCGCCGTTGTCAAAGCCAGCCCTTTCGTGCCACGCCTTGGTCGCCACATCGTAGACCCAAGTTGCGTTGCCGGTAGGAAAACTGATCACATAAAAGGCATGTCCTTCTTGCTGATAGGTGTAGGCCACAGCGTCCGAGATGTTGCCGTACTGGGCAATCGCATACTCGACCGCATGGGTAGAAACCCTAGCACCTGTGTAGCCGTTGGCACGATAGACAATACCTTGCCCCCGAGCGTCTGTGCCCAGCCAGAACAAGCCGTTGTCCAGCTTGGCAACGCTAAAGGCCGCAACGCAGCCGATCTCGTTGAAAGCGCCTTGGATGCGGGCTAGGGGAAAGTCAGGAGGCGCAATCCCTGCGTCATACCAGACCTCAACCGAATCAGTCCCAAACAGCCACGCCTCACGGTGATCCACATTGACGGCCACTAGCCCATCTGGTGAGCCTTCAGCGCTGGCAAACTCTTGGGGGATCAGGCCGTTGTACAGGTCAGTGACCCAGACCTTTTGGGAGTTTGGCTCGTTGTAGACGAAATAGCCGTCCAGATAGCCCACGGTGACAGCGCCTGCAAAGGCAGGGTCTGTGATCTGTGTGAATGTGTTTGCCGCCTCATCGTAGATGAAAGCGTCAGGGTTGCAGGCAAAGAACAGTTGCGTGCCGTTGTCGGCAATCGAGACTGGCCCCGAGCCAGAGACTGTGCCCAGCAGTATGGGCGTGCCGGTCATGCTTTCAAGTTTATAGACCTTCTGGCCGCTGACGACATAAAAATCCGACCCATTGGTCTGGTGCGCCCACAGCGCCCTGATTGGCCCATCGCCCACGGTCTGCAAGAAGTTCAAGCCTGGCGCACGGTTAAGAAACGCCGCCTCCTTGCCGCCCTCGGGGATAACCTCGGGGAACATATTGACCATGCGGTTATCCGCAGCGTTGATGCTGCGGGCGACATAGCTAGAGCCAAGGATGGGTGTTTTCATGTCAGACGTAGCTCGGATACCATTTGGCGGTTCCGCTGTCATAGACCATCGTGAGCGCCCTGTTGACAACTGCCGTTCCTGCAACTGCAATGTTCCCTGCTGTTGTCCAAGTAAAAGCGCCTGTCGGGATCAAGGTGATGGAGCCGCCGCCCTGCGTCAACAAGGTTACGGGGGTGATCGTGACAACAGCAGTCGTGCCGCTTATGAAAGTGGTTGGGCCTGTCGGCGCAATCGTTGTTGCGCTTGCGATTGTCGATGCGCTTGCAGTTGTAGCCGTAATGCCCAAGACCGCAAAGGCCGCATTGACCCGCAGAATCTGACTAGAAGGCGTAGCGTCAAACGTCCCATACATCAGGGACTGCGCTTTGTCTCCCGCGGTATTGGTGCGGTTTTGGTTGTTCACATAGAAAGTATTGGAGCCTGTCTCGTAAGCTCCAGCGTATGTGCCAATGGCGACATTACCCGTTCCCGTTACGTTGCTTAGTGCTATCCAGCCAACTGCCGTGTTGCAGTCGCCGTTTGAATTTGAAAACAAACTTTGGTAGCCTACGGCGGTGTTGCCATTGCCGCCAAGGTTGGTGTTAAGGGCTTGATCTCCGACAGCCGTGCATTTAGTGCCAATTTGATTGGTCAGCATGGCCCTGTAGCCAACGGCCACATTCTCATCGCCGGTCGTGTTTGCCGCTAAAGCACTTGTGCCAAAAGCAGAATTGGTGCTGATTGCGCCCAAGCCCCTGCCCACGGTCAGACCTTGGACAACTGCGCCGCCTGTGAGGGTGGACACGCCCGTCACGCCAAGAGTTGTACTTAGCGAAAGGCTTGTGCCTGTAGCGGCCCCAAGCACAGGCGTGACCATTGTCATGCTGGTGCTGGTGCAAGCGCTGATATTGCCGCTGGCCACAGTCCCAAGCGCAGGCGTGACCATTGCGGGGCTTGTAAACAGCAGCGTCTTTGAGAGTTGCTTGGTTACGCCCGATTGAACAATTGGCAGCACATCTGCGCCAGCCATGCTTGTGGCTACAGGTAGAGAGGAGATTGCAATGGTGGTCATATCAATAATTTCCAGCGTAAATATTAAAGCGCTGACGAGTCGCCACGATAGCGTATGGCATTGACATCACATCGTCAGGGTTGTTAATCCGCTTGATGTCACGCTTAGAAGTCATGGCAATGCGCTGGACTTGTGGGCTAGGCTCCACGCCAAACTCAGGCGCAAATTCCATCGCCAAGTTGTAGACGAACGCACGCAGATAGCCCGGTGGGAAGGTCAAGTCCGTCACCAAGGTGGCCGGTTGGCTTAACTCTTCAACGCTGACAAAATGCCACTCCAAGTCCCTTGTAGGCTTGGGGTAGATCGTCATTGTGATGTTAGGGTATTCCATGTTGGTCCACATGACCTGCGGGTATGTGGATGTCACGGTCTTTACAGCAATGCCGTTGTACTGCTGCTGATTGATAAACTTGATACCGAAAGACACATTTGTGCTGGGGTCACGGTAGTAGGTGGAATCATCTAGCAGCACAGGCCGCAGACCCGCAAAGTCCCCAGTAGGGCCAAGCGTGCGGGTGATGATGCCGGTGGGCCAAGTAAATATCTGATCTTGCGTGTTGAAAACCGAGAGTCGCTCGGTGTTCCACGAGTCAATCATCTGGTTTAGCGCAATCAGCGCATCCTGCGACATTGATGCGGAGGGTGTCTCACCTTCAGCGAGAATGCCAAGCAGTCTCAGCGCTCGGTTGATTTGATCGCCAGCGGTGGTCGCCATAATTGCCCCTAAGTTATTTCAGCCAGTGCGGGTCTACCCCTACGGCGCTTGACATCCAAAGTGTTGACGATCTCCTCTTGTGGAGGCGGCTCGTCTAAGGTGTATCTCACCCAATCATTCTTCTCATCATACACAGCCTCGGCCTCAACGCAAGCGACTTTGCAGCCGTGAACTGGGTGACGCAAATAAATAACAGCCATATCAATGATGGGGGTGATTAGCCCCCATTTGGTTTAACTAGCCACCAAAGGAACCGAATACCACTGAGTTGTGGAAGACGCTACCAGCATTGAGCTAGTAAGGTTGGTAATGCTATACGCACCGTTAGCCGCAACAGCGTTGACTGCCCCGCCAGTAGCGGGATAAATCTTCAGCGCTCCAGCCGCAGTGTTTTTAACAATGATCACCATACCAGCAACAGCCGTTGGCAAGATCACGCCTTTAGTACCGTCTGCCGCCGAAACGACATTGATACCTTCAGCCAGCGCAGCCGCATCGCCTTGTGTGCTACCCGCCGCAGCAACAGCCGAAACAGGCAGACGAATCGCACCTGTTGTTGGGCCACTGTTTGTGATGGATGTAGCAGTTACCGCTGCCAAAGTTGACGTACCGCTAACGGTAACGCTGTCCAAGGCAGGGTCAGAGTAAGCAACGCCTACCGGTTTTGTGTTTGTAGCCATGATGTAATCCTTTAAAAATAGGGGCCGAAACCCCTATTTATATTACTTCAAGAATGCCGAGTAAGCAGCATCGCCAGTTTTCACAAAACGATAAGTACTACCGCCAAATTGTGCAACAGTAACATTACCGAAAATCGTGATACCAGTACCAGTTGTAATAGGCACAGTAGACGATGAGCCAGTGTTGTTGCTATTGGTAATTGTCAATTCAAAAGAAGAACCAACTTTTGCGCTAGGGATAGCTGCGTCAAGCGCTGCCGCAGTGGGCAACGTAATAGTCAACGTAGCATCCGATGCTTTTTTGCAAACAACCAAGCCATTTGCCACTTGAGCAGCAGTCAGCGTAGTGTCACCAGTCAAGGTAGTTGGAATGGTTTGAACACTCAATACCGCTTCAGTCAGATTGCCGCTATTGACTTGATAGCCGCCGGAACCATTTGGGAGAGCCATGATAATTTCCTTAAAAAATGTTGTGAAATGAAGCCCCCGAAGGGGCATTCAATTTAGCCCCAAAGACGGCAAGCCATCTGTGGGCGAATGGTGCTAAAACCATACAAAACGTCAATACGGCAAGGCAGACGGTCGTTGTTGATGTCGTACTGACGAACCACACGCAAGCTGATGCCGTTGTGGTTTGCACGAGCAGCCATGTCCACGCCTTGGGGCAGGAGCAAGTCAGCAGTAGCAAATGTGATCGCATCTTTGTGATATATCAAGTTCTGTGGGTACGCAGTCGATGCAGAACCAATGAAGGTCACGGCAGCGTTGTCAGCAGGGAAGCTGTCAACAGTAGCCAAGGCGCTTGCGCTGGTGTAGATCGCAGGGCTGATGGCCATGTTCACCATGTCAGCAGTGGCAGCGGTTTGTGCAACGGTCACAACGAATTGCTGCAATGAACCAGTTGACTCACGAGTTTGTGGGTTAACTGCGTACACGCCAGCGATTGTGAATACGTCACCGGCAGTCACTGTGGTGTTGCTGCTAAAGCCGTCCAAAGTGATAGTCGATTGGCCTTGGGTGCTGACAGCGCCATTGACAAGGATCGTACCAGCACGGGAGCCGGTAGTGTGAACCTTGATGGACTGGCTCATGTTGACTTCATCAAAGCCCAAAACACCAGTGCCCATCATGCCGTTTTTGAATTGGCGGGAAACAGTGTCAGTAGGATTGAACAAGCCCTTCATGCCTTCAACCAAACCAGCGTTAGCGGCTGGGTTGACGGTGGCGTAGCGGGGAGACATCACGGCTGCGTTTTCGTTCAGTTTTTGTTGCGCTTGCAACAGAACCAAAGAAGTCGCAGGCACAGTGCCAGGCGTGCCAACGGAAGCATAAATGTTCTTGTACGCATTGGCTACGTCAGCATCGATAGACGATGCCAATTGGCTAATACGGGGTTTCAGAACACGGTCAGCAAAGTCGTCCAATTGCATGGTCAGTTCAGCAGAGGTGAAGTTAACACCAATGTGCTTCTGGCTGGCAACGGTCAAAGTTGTGTACTGTTCGTTGTCGTCTTGCGTTTGCAAGGCAGCACCGTCAGTTACCAAGGCGCGGTCGGGCAAGCGAATACGCAGGGTCGAACCAATCTTAGCACCTTCAACAGCAAAGCTGTCGTCGTACTGACGGTTCACGTTACGGGTGATCACCAGGTTGTTCTCGAGAATTTCGAGAGCCTTGCGGGTGATCATATCAATCGTTAAGATCGAATTAGACATGGTTAAAAATCCTTAAAAAAATGTTAGCGGATAGCTCGTGCCTGCAACGCTTTCATCTGCCTTGCTCTATCGGCTTCAATCCACTGACTGGTGGTCATGGTCTTGATAGACCGTGGGTCAGTCGTGTCATGGGCCGGTGATCCAGTGGACCTAGCTGTGACAGGAGAAATCGGCGCTGGCGCTGATGTAGTTCTCTTTGTCGGTGGGTCTGATGCTAATTTAGCCTCAATCCTTCCGATCTCTTTGGCCTGACTCAGGGGCGACATCCGTGAGATACGGTCTGCTTCCTTTGGATTTGTGCCGAGAAAGTAAGCTAACTCTGGCCCAATGTCCGAGGATTGGATCGTTTCTGCCATCACGTTTGTAATGGGGAGTTTGGGGTTGTACGCAACTTGTTCAAAGTCCTCGTACTTGCTCCGCGCTTCCTCTTCACGCTCGTGATAACTTTCAAGAACCTGACTCTGCTGCTTGGCTGCTTCACGCTGGGCAATCAGTTGTTCTGCCTTCTGGTAGGCCAATGCGTCTGCATAGGCTTCAGTTGACTCAAACTGATCCGGCTGTTGGGCCGGTGCTGCTCGTAGCGTTTGCATTTCTGCCGCTTTTGCCGCTGATTCTCTTTCCCACTTTCGCTGCTCTCTTGCGAGGCGCTTACCAATGGCTGCATCCAAGTCTTCTTGTGAGAAGGTTTTGGTCGCCTCTACTGGCACTTCCGGCGTTTGAACTTCAGTCTCAGGCGCAGCCGTTGCAACTTGATCTGGCACGGGTAGTGATTCCGCTAGTACTTCTTCAGTCATTTTGAACCTATAAAGATTCCCTGGTCATTGGGCCAGTACAGTTAATATATCAGAAATAGGTCACTTCAATCAAGGATGTTGTTGGAGGAGCCTCAGAAAAGATTAAACTTGTGCCGCTGATTGAGTAAGTATTCTTGTTTTGGTAGACACCATTGATGTAGACCCAAGTGTTGTTTTCGGTGATAGGCGTACCCGTTAGGGTAAAAACCGCTGTCGAGCCGTCACCTGTAAAGTTTTCTACCGACCAAGTAACGCTGCCTGTGCTGGGAATGTTGTCGTAAGTGGCTATGCTGACATCGGCAGAGGTTGTCAAAAGAAACTTGTAGGTTTTGTCTTGCTCCACCCAAACTTGGCCCCCAGGCACTCGGCCTGCTGAGTCCAAGATGATTGGGTTGGTGTGGTAGATGCTGCCTGCGCTTGTGGTGTAAGTCAGGGCAGGCGTAGTCGTTCCAGCCTCATAGGTGTAGATTTTCCCGCCAGCCAAAGGCACGGCGTTGTTGTCTAGCAACTGCCAGCCAACACCTGCGAAAGAGGAAAGGGCAACGATCATTTTGCAGCCAATGCGGTTGTGGTTATTTCACGCAATACTAGCATCAGAACGGGCCACAGCATCACGATGTAAGCTCGGTACTCGGTAGGCAGGAATTGACCAATAAAGCCGCTGTTGGCCTCAATCACGGTCAGCAAAGCACCTACTAGAGCAACCCAGTAGGTTTTGCTTTTAAAGCGTTGGAGTATTGCGTTCATTTTGAGCAGCAACGTAAGCAGCAACAACTTCAGCAGTGTGGATAGATGCGGCAATGGCTTGCACTTTGGCATCTTCACCACTGTAGTCAGCACCGGGCACAACAACGTGGCGGTGGAACTGACCACTAATTTGTTTGCCATCTTCCATGATGGCGGTCTTGGTGCGAACTTGAAGTGTGCCGTTTTCAACAACTTCAATCAGATCAACAGATACAATTTTCTCTAACATGATATTTCCTTGTTTCCAGAGTAGCTATCCCGCTACACATTAAAGGCTGGTGGGCCGCGCCAGTACGGGTTTAAGTTTTAACGGAAAATTTACCAATATACGGAAACGGCATCACTAAAAATGTTTTATTTGTGTCGTTTGCAACCGTAACCGCAACCCCTGTATTCATTAAGGCCGCAGGAACAGTTACAGAACCGCCGCCAATGACATAGATGTACAACTCGCATCCTGCAATTATGTTTGAAGGTGTTGGAATAGTTACAGCAGTAGCAGTGTTAATTACAAATCTGCAAAAAGCAGCCAAATCAATTGATGAAGGATTGCCGCCATAAAAAATACCCTTTTGTTGCTGTATGTATGCAGGGTATTGTTGACCAACAGGCGATATAAGCCGAATTTGACCGTTTAAAGTATCTGAATAGTCAACACAAAATTGATCTTGCAAAGACCCTTGGTTAACTTCTGAAACTACAGCAATATTAAATCCGCCCGTTGCACAAGATAAGCCTGATTGTTTAATGTATCCAGCAACTAAAATAGCAGGGTCAATTAAAAGATTACACCCTGCGCCAGCAAAATAACACCCTTCAAATATTGGTGAACTTGTAATCCCTGCCCCAACAATACGGCATCCAATGCTGTTGTTGCTAGGGTTGTTTGTGTCTACCGTTACGGCGGCAGTTGTTTCCCAATAACATTTATCAAATGACAATAATTGATTATTAGACCCAAAATAACACTCAGCAACGCCAGCTGCATTTGCTGTGTTGTTGTACTGAAAATTGCAAGAAATAAACTTGTTCATCAAATTCCAAGTTTCAATTCGCAATCCTTCTTGTATGCTATTGTTCCAATAACATTCAATAAATGTATTGAGAATAAACGAAACAGAAGCCGTATCGGTATTTACTTTCATACCAATTCGGTTGTACAAGCAGTTAACATGCGACCAGTTAGAGCCAATCATTCGACCAGTTACGCGAATTCCAATGTCAAAGTATGAAACTTCAACACGATGGAACTCTGAATAGTCCATGATTGTAGTTACGTCTGTGCCTTTAAAATAAATCCCAACGCAACTAGCCACAGAATTAGGGTTGGTAATAATTAAATCTTGAATGTTGATCCAAGATTTTGTAGTTGCAACTGTTGAATCAATAGTAACAACTGCCGTAGCTCCGGTTGGAGGAATAATTCTAGTGACCAAAATTCCTGCGCCAAGTAATCTGCCGTAGTTTGGCATATTGAAAGACGCTTTGTATGTACCCGCAGGAACATAGACAACAGTTGAGGCAGCAAATGCTGCCGTAAAAGCCGAGGAGCAATCAGTTGCACCAGTAGGGTCAGCGCCATAGTCCAAGACGTTGGCGACCGCGCCCTGAATCATTGAATAAGTTGCTTTTGTCAAAGACATTTTGATTCCTTAGACAAAATATGTCATGGCGAAATAAATTACACCGCCACCATTTGCTATTGCTGAAATGCTATAAATATCATTACCAGACAATAAACACACAGAAGCTGATCCAGCAAAAGCGTTAGATGCCGCGCCATTTGAAGCTGAGGCGGGTGTAAAAGGCAAACCAGCAGTAATTACGTTACCAGCAAGAGAAGCAATAGATGTTGCACCAGTTAGGTTGCCACGAACAGTGACTTGACGACCCACCTTTGTGTAAGTGCCAGATGAACTAAACGCACCAACAACGACAAGGCCAGCACCTTGTGTAGGTGTCCAAGTACCTTCTTCATAGTCAGCCAACAACTCGCTTGTGCCTGTGCCCGATGTGGCAGAAAAGTCGATGCCTTTGCCAGAAGTTCCGATGACTAGGTTGCCCAAATCTACTGTGACATCATTGCTATTAGCAACGGTCAATTTGGTAGAACCAGCAGTTTGGATTTCCCATTGATAGCCATTTGCCGAATTAAGTTGTGCTGCGCTTGTGTTTGCCACCATTAGCACATTGTTTGAAGCCGAGCTATTTACAACTTGAACTCTAGTAGCGCCACCGTAAGACAAAGTAACATTGTCTACACCATACGTTAATCCTGAGCTATCAGTAAGCAAACCAGCCGTAGTTGCGTAGGTGATGCGCCCCGATGTCAAACTACTGTTTGTCAAACTTGAAACGCTAACAGCGCGGCCTGCGGTCAAATTGGCGACAGAAACTTTTACCGTTGCACCACTTTGAACAATTGGTAAAACTTCAGTCCCCGCTAAGGGGGTTGATGCACCAGTAAGTGCGGAGATTTTTAAGTCAGCCATGATTAGTCCTTAACAGTCAATAGCGTTTGCAAATTCTGGCAAGGCTTTAATGTGATCATAAGCCTGAGCGATAAAGTTTTTGCCTTCTAAAGACAAAGAGCATTGAATTGCACTAGAGTTTAGTTGAACACCATCTTTTTTGTCGTAGGCGCAAACATACGCATTTAAAGTGTCTTTACTGCCGTTGATGTAAACAACTTTGATGTAAGCGTTTTCAAATGTAACTTCAACGCCAAAGTTGTCTTTTAATTTCAGTGTTTTGCTAATTGCCATTTTGTTTATCCTTAAATTTCAACAAACTTGCCAATACTTCCAAAACCCAAAACCAAGTATTGTTTTGACACGCCTGCGGCAAGACTAGAAGCAGCACCGCTGTTCATTAAAGCAGCATCAATGGTTACTGTGCCAGTACCGGTGTTGCTAACCATCAACGTCATGCCTGGAATACGATTAGTAATGGTCGTTAAGTTAAACCCACTGGCGTTGAATACAGCAAATTTGTTTGCTGCTCTCAAATCCAATGTTGTGGCTGCGGGAACAAATTGACATGCCGCTGTTTGACGAACTGCTGCCGTTGTAAGACCATCGCCGCCAGTCTTGACGGACATTTGCCCTGAGAAATAATTGTTGGAGTCAATAATGAGTGGCTGCGCGTTGATGCCGTTTAGCTTGTCGCCAACATAAATATCAAAACCTGTTGAAAGTGGCGCAAAACGAACGCCAGAAATTTCACCGCCTTGAATACCACTTGCGACATTAACTGCAATTATGGTTCCAGACTGAACCATCCATCCGTTTGTGACGCGCAAGTTGAAACAGCGGTCGCCTCCCAAATAAAGACCAATGCTGTTGTTCAAAGGATTAACCGCGTCAACAGCAACGGAACCGCCGTTCAACTCAAAATATGGGTTGTCTAAAAACAAACCTTCGGCGTTTTCAACATACATGCCCGCGACGCCAACATTGCCGTCAGTGTTGTTGCCTTCAACATTACAACTGATAAATTTGTTGGCAATGTTGTAGCCAGTAATCCGCACACCTTCATCATCGCTTGAAATCCAACGGCACATAATAAAAGTGTTAAGGTTGACAGCGTAATTGCTTGGATCGCCAGCAACCCACATTCCAGTTACGCAACTGTCAACTTCCACATTGGTATATGTGTGCAAAATCATTCGGCCTGTGGCATAAATACCAATTTGAAAGCCGTTGATGTAAACATTGTCAATACGATGGCTGTCGTTAATTTCAGAAACGTTTGCAGCTGAAAAGAAAACGCCAACGCAATTTGTCACATTGTTTGGATTTTCAATTGAAAGATCACGGATTTGACAATGTTGTTTTGACGCGCCACCAAATGAATTTGGAACGATTGCAATTACATGAGTTGCGCCAGTAGGAGGAATAATGACGCTTTGGTTTCTTGCGCCTTCACCAAAAATAATTTGACTATTTCGAAGGGCAAACGATGCCTTGTATGTACCTTTTGGCACATACACCATTTTGCCTGTTGCACAAGCCGCATCAAAAGCTACGCTGCTGTCTGTCGCGCCCGTAGGGTCAGCGCCGAAATCTAAAACACTCACACTCTCCCGCAGCTTAGCTTGGACTGTTGTGGCGACTGCTCCAGAGCCTGACTGGGTAAAGCCCACCAAGGACGAGCCAGAGGAGGACGCTAGTGCGGCTTCAAACGCATAAAAAGGTGCTGGATCAGCGGCTCCATCTATGTTGTCGTAAGTGCCAATGGTGATAAACGCAGAGGTCTTTAGAACAAACTTGTAGCTCACGCCTTGGGTTAACCAAATCTCGGTTTGCACCCGGCCAGCAGAATTTAAAACAATCGGATTGGAATTGGGGACGTTGCCTGCGCTTGTCGTGTAGGTGGTCGCAGCAGTCGATGTCCCCGCAAGGTAGGTGTACAGCAGACCCCCAGCCAAAGGAGTCCCATTGTCAGTAAAGAACTGCCAGCCTGCGCCGCCAAG